CACCATACATAAAGCGCATGATGTTAGTAGCGTTTATTTCGTCTAGAGTGAAGTTTACAGCGATAGCGTGCTGAGTACTAACAGTTTTATCACGCCTACGCTCACCATTAATACTAATGAAGTGGTCCAGATAAGTTACATCTGGAGTGATCTCAACGCTAGTCGTATTACCAACACAGAAATGTGTGTGGTAAGCAGCCGAAGCTATCTGCGCATCAATCGAAGCCAAGCCAGTAGTACCAGTAGTATTATGGATATAAATGTAAGCCATACCCACACTATAGTTGTCACTCTTAATAACTCCTGAATATGCCATCTAATTTCACCTCTCTGTTATTAGTTTGGCCTTACTTATTTTTTGCGTGTGTTCTTCTTAAGAACCTCATTGTAAAGATTCTCGATTATGTGTATATGGCGTTCCATAGATAACGTCTTACGAGCCTTGTCTACGTTCGCTTTAAGCTCTGGATAGAGATGACCGTATTTCTGCTCTACGTTTCCTATGTCTTCCGTCTTCTTGTGGTCGAGCACTACCCCATACTTCTCTAGTACTCTCACTTGTTCCGGTGCACCCATCGCTATGATAGGTAGCCCACACATAATATACTCATAGGCTTTATTCATGGTTGTTAGATTAGTTTGTGGCTGATCTAAGTCCTCATTGTTGAAGATGAGGGCACCCCATTTAAAGCCTAACATTTGTTTCATTAATGTATCGTAGTGAGTTGGCGGTCTTACAAAAGCACCTATGTCTTGATAAGCTTCGTATCCATCTATGTTGCCAATAAACATGTGGACTTCGTTACCCATCTCAACTAGTTTCTTAAAGTGACTGTATAAACTCCGATACTTGAAAGGAGTTTGCTGATCTTGCCAAGGGGGATTTGCTCCACCCTCGTATACAATACCCGACCTACCTGACTCGTCTTCTGGAGGGTACTCTACGATGTCGTCATTGCAGAAATGATACAACACAGCAGTAGGCATATCAAATTGATATAACTCTCTAGCAAACTTCTCTATCGGTTTCGATACGAAGATTGCTGCGTCTGCTCGTTGGAACACTCTGATCTCGTCCAAGTTTGCCGCATTTAGTCTAACAGAATCTAAGTCATGGCAATCATGCACAAGGTTCTTGCAACCAACATTGTGCGCAACTACTAACATCCAATCAGGTTCATTCGCTACCTGAATGATGTCATACCAATCTTTAACATCCTCTAATATTGCTCGGTACTGGTCTCTGGTATGGTAGAACAGAATACGATCATACGATTCTGTACCATAAGAAACCCTATTCGTTAATGCGTCTACTTGATAACCTTTCTTCTTTAACGCTCTGCATTGCTTAACATTCCGAATGCAGAAGTGGTGACCGATGTGTAGTATCCTAATCGGTTCGCCATTTTTCTTTGTGCAAAGAGCTTGTCTCCTACCCATTGTTCTCTCCTTTAGCTAACTGTATACTTGATATGCATGAAGTCAAAGTTACATACATATACTGGATAATCTTCTTCATCCCATTTCAAAAACATTGGTGAAGACTGTATAGCAAAACACTTCATCGGGATGTTTGAACCCAACTCATTGTTCTGATGTAATTCATTAATGATAGCCTGAGTAACTTTGTATCCCTTTGCTACACCGCTTGCCTTCACTCTAACTTGCATTGACGGATACTGAGCATTCCTATGTGCTGTGTCAGGCTTTCCTCCACCGTAAGGAATAAGCGTCACACTGTTGTTAGGGGTGGCTGGTTCCATTATATAAAATAGATTACTGTTCTCTACGAACTGAGTTGCCCCAAAGTTAGTGAGAACTGCATTAGTACTAGCTAACCCTAAAAAATGTGTACCTAAATCTTCTATCAAACTCGGCATTAGATTGCCCTCCTTCTTGCACGTGTACCGTGTCTTTTATTGTATGCTCTTATTGCTTCTACTAATCCTCTTCTTAGCTCACTTGGGATACTTGACTTGTGTAGCTTGAAAGCGTTCTCCAAGTACTTAGGTCCAGTTCCAAAATGAGTGGCATGCCATTGTCCTACATTCGTATCTGTCTTTGGTCTCCTGACATACCTAAGTAGTTCCTCGTGCGCCCACAGTGCTAAGTCTCTACCTTTAATTTGCTTGTCAAAGATTATTGACATCTCCATGATAGCGGCACCCTTTGATATATAATCCTTTAAGATAACAACCTGTGGGGTTTCTGTGTTGCCAGTACCTTCTTCAACCTTTACGTAAGTATCCATGCCTGTTACTGCACCTGCTGTCAGTCTAACTTCTCCACTTTCCCGAAGCTCGCCCGATTCATACGGGCATCTCTTAGCAGCATCTTCAAGTATCACAGCGGCAATCTGTATCAATCGTCTTGAGATATACTTTGTAGCTAGGAAGTAAAAACTCCGTCTGCTTTTTATCCCAACTATACTCTTAACGTATTCATTAATATCTTTGTTCATAATCTGTTGTGCTACTTTACGAGACCTGTTGTACGCATACTTTGCATTCAAGCCTTCGCCAGCCATTATGTTCTCTGCCTCAGTGTCAACTTTAAATGATCTACATTGCCGAATAGATCGTACTCATGGAATACTTTAACTACCATGTAGTTCACACTCAGGTACGTGACGATGTCGTCAGGCTGTACAGCATACTGCGGACCTATGTACGCTAGTGCATCAACTCGTTCGTCCTCTGCTACGCCTCGTGTACGAGATGTATCAAAGACAAACCTAGTGTCTACATTAGTATACAACGCACCAGGGGTTAAGTCTCCCCACTTGTCTCTGGTGTTTCTTTGTATTGCTGATATTGTTTGATGAAAGAATATCTCGCCTGTACCTACCATTCAACTCACTCCTTATGCGTTTTTAGCATCCTCTTGATCTGAACCAATACCATCTTTTAGATAATGGAAATCTAAATCTAGAAGTAATGCATCGGCTCCATATGTATCCTCACTATGTGTAACGTTACGTGTTAAAGATAGAACAAAATGACTACCTATTGTTTTGCCTGAACCTGATATATCTGCAAATTCATTGTCTATAATTTGTAGGTCTGAGGCGGCAGTACCCGTTACTCCTAGTGTAGCTACACTAGTAAGCTGATCTTCCCTGTTCACCCATGCATACTCAAGTACCCAACGTACTCCACCCGCTGAATCGTCGGAACCCATCCATGAAATATGGTTATGTATATCTGTACCTTCTTTCCAACTGTGAGGCAGAGTTACCTCTGCTGATACCCATTCAGATGAAGTATTGTCAAATCCCAATGTCTGTATTTTACCTATGCCTATATCAACTGTATCTGGTTTAGAAGTTCCTGGGTTAATCTGCACAGCGGCAGCATTAATATCTATACTATCCCAAATGTCAATTCCTGTGAAACGTATACCTGATCTCTGACTTATTGTAACATTACTAGCAGCATTACCTACATATAACCTAGTAGCTAGTTCATAGTACCCACCTGTGTTCCACGATAATACCTGTCCAGAAATCGAAGCTGGTGTACTAGCAACTAACGACATATGTTCAAGTTGTGGATGTACATTAGGACTAATGAATATTATACCACTATCAGCATTAGAAGTTATAATGTGTCCTACATGGCAAACATACCTATCTGCTTCAGGCATTGAATTCCTATAACCGCCAGGAGTTGCCGCTATGTATAATGAGTCACCTGCTGTCCAAGCAGATGTATCAAGATCACGGACAAGACCATGAACAGTTACATAACCATTAGCATTTATATCTATGTCTTCAGTTGCCATACCTATAACATGAGAGGGGTCATGTACGTCATTCTGTGTTAGAGCTACTGTAGGTCTTCCACCCTGTGCACCAGAAAGATACACGACATCACCATCAGCTATATTTGTAGCTATTTTGTTTACTACTCTTATGACAGATTCCTGCCCAACCTGTAAAACAACATTACCACCAGCAAGTCCGTACTCCATAGTACCGTCAACACTATTCCATCGTACTTGTCCTTCTATAGCAGAATCTTGAGGATAGTCAATGTCAAGTTGGATAGTCTGTACTGACAATGATGCTGTTTGTATGTTAGTGATACTAGCCGTAATTTCGCCATGCTCACGAAAGTCTGATCTTAAATGTGTTGAACCCACCTAACTCACCTACTTTATTTATTTTTTTCTTGCTACACATCTTATGTTATTATAAATTCCTTTGAATTCATCATCTATTAATGTTCTTGAACACTCAGCGTTTTCCAGCAACAGAACCTCGAATCCTGTGAAGTTCATTATCATGTCTAAGGATTCCAATGTATAATGTGTTAGGTGTTGTGGAAGATCATAGTTCTTTTCAACAAAGTATTCTTGCCACCTCGGTACAACTATGTACAACAAACCATCTTCCGCAAGTACATGACGCAACACTCTTAGTTCAGTCTGTGGATACATGAAGTGTTCTAATGTGTGTCTCATAGAGATTACACTGAAAGAAGCTTCTTGGTACATAGTGCTGTGTACATGCCCAAGTACTGCTGGTATGTCTAACTCTTTTAACACATACATACACGGCTTGCTTAGGTCTTGTCCTGCTACTACCCATCCACGTTCTCTTGCGTACACCAGTAAGTCTCCACCACATGCTCCTATGTCTAGTAAGTTTCCTACGTCAGTGTAGGACTCTATTACATCTAAATCATAGTTGTTCAACAGTGGTCGTCTAACCCAATCATCCTTACGTATCTTAAGGTTAATAAGAAACCCTGGTAGAAAGTTCTCGTACCATGCAGAAGTTACTAAGTCACTAAGACGTATGTAATTATATATAGTACCGCAGCATAAACACTGACCTACACATCCTGCTCTACTTTTATGTACAGAGAAAACAGGTTTCTCGTAACAGATAGGACAACTAATAGATACAAAGAGTTCTCCTTTTTTTTCTTCAAAATCAATTATCGTTTGTAGTTCTGCTTCTGCTCTAGGTAAGTTGTAATCGTACAACTTGTCACCGTAGTACTTCTCCATTAGATTCTCTATCATAAATACCTCTGTACGTATTCTGTAGTTAGATCGTACGCAAGCAACTCTTTACGCACAGTAGTCATTCGTTCAATCGCATTAAGCTTTCTTTCTATTTCTTTCTCGTTGAGAGTGTGCACCCAACTTACTTTACCTTTGGGCTTGTACACTAGTTTCTTCGCATTAGTATTAACAGATTGACAAATTTGGAACAAGCGTTGGTCTCCGTTATTCATAAAGTAGAAGTGCGTGAAAGGAGAAACAGCAAGCAGTAGTTGTAACTTCAGTGTGATTAGGTCGTAGTCTAAATGATACACGCTCTGGTTCATAGTATACAACTGCTTAACTCCAAATATCTTATGCGCCTTCTCTAGCTCAAACTTTCTCTGTACTGTCATTGCTTCCAAGCAGAACTTGTATGGTGAGTCTTCTTCCATACCATTCGCTATAATCATCATCACTGTTCCGCTATCAAGCACACTCGAAGCATGTAAGATCGCTGAGTATCTTCGTGGTGATAGTACTAGTTTGTACATTACGCTCTCCCGTATTTCATTGTCTTCCTTGTGAATCGTCCTAATAATCGTCTTGCTTTCAAACATATCTTTCTACCTGGGATGGTGCTATCTGGGTTCTTGAAAGACATACCCAAATCACCAGTACGTACGTACCCTATCCCAGAATAGTTATAGTCTCCATAATTATAATATCTATTCTCTGCAATAGCAAGGGCTTGTTCACATTGCGCCCACTTAACCTGTGGTGGTATCGGGTCAAATACAATATAAGTATCTGACGCTGCTACCATCTGATTGAATGGCGAGGATACAACGATCTCTCCAAACTTCCCATCAATGGAAGCATTAGATGAAGAGATGTATCTAGATTGTCCTCTGTTAAGTCCATTGTCCATTACCACGGTTCCATACTTGAAATAGTTTTCAGGTATTGCGTTGTAAGTCGAACTATAGAGATTCAATCCTCTAACTGTAAACGCAGTAGCGGAAGCAACCATGCTAGCCGTACCTGTCCTTATTTTGTTAGTGTGCCTTGGGAAGGAGAGGAACTGCGTAGGGTAATACTTCTTATCTTTATAGTTAAGTAACTCTAAGTCATGCGCTCCCTGAATCAACACCTGCTCTTGCTGTGTAGCATTCAGGTTAGACCAATAACTTATGCCAGTATAATGCCTGTCAAAGTATTGACTAGCTTCTACTCTCGTCACATAACTGTTAGCGTAGTGATCTCCTGCCTTTGGATTTAGTAAATAATCAGCCATTCATTTCACTTCCTTATACTTTTATGTACAACTCTAACGGAGTATCATGTAGAGGTATTACCCACTCAGGCGGTGTTACTAAGAATACAGCCGTAGTCGGTATCCCCAACGCTCCAGCAGCGTGTAGGATGAATGAGTCGGCACAAAGTACCTTATCACATCTACTCAGAATCTCCATCTCTAGTGGTATGTTACCTATGGGTAGCTTCAATGCTGGAAGTGTATCGCTACCATACTCAATTACTCCTGAAGGGGCATATGAACCTAACAACCGCAACACCAACTCTTCTGGTAAATCCTTTGGGGGATTACCTGCCTTACTCGAAATAAAGGTGAGGGGCTTATGCGAACCTTCTAAAAACTTGTCTGCTTCTGCTTTAATCTTCTTCGTTGACCTTGGGTATATATTAGTTTGGTAATCCGTAACTGTAACTCCTAACTCGTGAGCAGCTCTATGAATTTTGTGTAGGATTCCCAAGCTCGGTGATAGAGTTAATTCTATAACTTTTTCGTAACCAAATTGATTAGCATATCCTAACGCTTCATTCATAACTTCTTCTCTGCCCAACTCTACGTCAGCATAATCGTTCCACACATCGCTGACGGTGTGAAAGCCTTTTATATATGGACACTTCGCCAGAAGGTCATGTACTGGTAAGCGTGCCAAGTGAGCAAGATAAAGGTCTTCGTCTTTATTCTGTTTCTTGTAGGCTTTCAGCGCAGGGGTTATAATGATGTTGTCACCTAACCCATGCCATGATACTATCAGAGTTTTCATTACACACTCCTTATATCTTTGCAATACTACATATCTGTTTAATCACATTATCCCAAGTGTGAGTATTGACAACCTTATCTAAGATGTTCTTTGAGATAGCTTGTCGTTCCTCTGCTTTGTCTTGTTTTATGTAATAGTCCATTACCTGTAACAATGATTCTTCATCGCTAAAGTAAACCAAGTCTTGCTGGTGTGTGAAGTACTTGTCTAATCCTGGGGCATGCTTGTGAAAAACGAAACTACCACATGCACCATATCTAAACACTCTATCAGAGAAGTACTCTTGTGTGTCGTACTCAGCACTCAAGGCTAACATCGCCTTCGCACCAGAACACACCATGTTAAATTGATGTCCATGAATCTCTTCGTTAAATCCTTGACCATATGCTTTTACGTTATATCCTGCGTCTACTAAAACTTTAAGATAGTGTAACCTCTCTTGATTCGACGAACCAATGAATGCAATGTCACACTGAAACTCTGGTATCACTATGGTAGGTCGATAGACAACTTGGTCTATACCTTCCATGATATGAAACATTCCTTCAGCAGTTCCTATCTTCTTCTTCACATAATTAAGTACTCCTAACCCTGTGAATGAAGAGAAGGTAGCTAACTGTGCATGCTGTATACACTCAGGAACTTTACTCAGAGTATTTATACCATCCATAAACCAGAACCAGCTTTTCACTATATCGTTCTGACTACACCTACCTATAACCATAGAGTCAATACCGTTAAACTTAGAGTACAACATAAGCTTTGGATTGTCTTTAGATAACTTGAAAAGAAGATGGTTCAATGTGTTAGGACCATACTTCTCCATAATAGTTCTGTAGTTAACTGGTATAACATTAAATCCTGCCTTCTCAAACGCTTTAGCCATGTATAAGTTTGTGCTCCCAGGTTGGTCAAGAACTCCGACGAGTACTATGTTACCCCTGTGGTTTCCCATAAATAATCTCCTGTCTCATTTGTTCTGCTGAGATGTTGTATAGGTTAATGCCTTCGTGCACTAAGCTATGCATAACGCTCTTGTCCTTAGTCTGACAATCTCGGTATGCCATATCGACAACCCCTTCAGCTTCACGCAAGCCGTTGTAAAAAGCGTTTATGTCGCTAAGCATAATCTCAGGATTTACACCTGCGTACACGTGGTATGGTGCTTCCCTAAACATCGTTGGTGTATTCAGAAAGTTTTCATCTTTGCTATGTCTCTTAGCCTCATGTCCAACAATGTAACTAGGAGTCTCACACAATAACGAAATCAGTGTGGGTCCCGACTGTGACGTTACGCTCATTCTAGCTCGATGCATCAAAGCGATTAGAACGTCTAACCCATCAACTCCTGTACGAGGTATTAAATTAATTATATCTCTTCCAACCTTTGTTACCAAAGACGAACTATGTTTTGTTCCAGTGATAGCTACTTGAAAGTGCGTAGTCAATCCATTAACCACAGTCTCCCATACCTGTTCAGGTATGTTTCGGTTATCGGCTCTAGACCTAGCTCTCGCAGAAACAATTACTAGTTCTCTGGTAGTTCCAGCTAGTAAACTATTCACGTAATCTTCTGCTTGTGGTGAGGGGGTTAGCGGCTTCCACATTTGCTTAGCCCTCTCTTGAATTATAAAGTTGCATCCTCTGGGAGGTCTTATCGTCCATGTAGTGCCTACATTGTAATGCTGTTTGCAATAGTTTAACAACTCAGTATACATATCTTGTGGCATCATACCTCCTGCTGGTGCCTCTGGTAATACTGCCTCATAACAATCTTGCTCTAGTCCTAGGTCAGTAAACCACTTAGGCAACGGGATGAACTCGTCGATAAAGTCAGCGTACAATGGATATCTCCAATCATAATCTACTGCCATTGATCTACAGTTAGTAAACTCCATGAACCTGCGGTATCGACACCACGCATGCCATCTTGAACATGCCCAACCTAACTCTCCTGCCATCGGGCCGAAGAAAACTGTATCTACGTCTTCGAACTTCATTGTTTACTCCTTAACTTGAAAAGCCACCTAAATGAATTATAATCCTAGCACCAGTCGAAGCAACACATTTATTACTATCACTAATATCGTAATAAGGCTTCAACCATGAACCGTGAAAATACTTTATCTGATGTCGGTTAAGACTAGCTGAATTAAATATAACAGGGCCAGTATCGCCACCATCCTTGATCTCACAAACATCAGTAGCCCAACCAGAAGGTACAAACTGAATAGAATGCACACGTATCCCATTGGAATGATCTGGGTAGTCTGTGGTGTAGTTATAATCTGAGTCCAAACTTCCTAATGTAATGAAAGTCTTTCCTGAATTTGTCGTTCTTGTTATTGCCATTCAAGGCACCTCCTAATTTAAAGTCGTCTCATGACGTACTCTTTCTTTATTCCACTGTGTCCGCCACGACCAGTAACACATTCCCATCCGTCTTTAGTCATAGCTTCTGCAACCTCTACAGTGCTAACAATTGCGTCGTCTTTCCCATCAAACTCGCTCAAGTCAACTCTGCTTCCTACAAACACTTCCTTGGAACCTTTTGCGTGTTCAGTGTATCTCCGCATAATCCCCGTTAGTGTAGTAGTTTTTGGAAACCAATGATACATTAACAATCTGCTAAGATTGTATTCTTTGGATTCTCTTTCTTCTCGTTCATCCCTGTGATCTGCAACTTCCTGCATGAACTCAGGGTCATTAGTCATTGTCTTGTATTCGTTCCATGTCATCATATGTGCTGCTTTGACATGTAACGGATTTGCTTTTACCTTTCGGCATATCTTACATTCTTCATAACTCATAATAGGAATCCTCCTTGTTTAGTAAAAAAAAGGGATAGGTGAACCGTGTTGGTTCCCCATCCCTATTTTAGTTTGTTAATTAATCTTGGATTATGCTACCGCCACCAGAACCGTACCATGAAGCCAAGCCTACCTTCACTAGAATCATGTTACTAGCAACAGCGTTTGAACTGGCATTCAAGAATAGCGTTCCTCTCGGAATGTCACCCTTTGTCGCCACTACGCCTGTTAGGGCTACTGATGCTAGAGCATTAATGCTCGCATTGGTAAAGCCGTCAACATCGGCCTGATTAGCAGTAATAAGATAAACGGCACCGAGCTTAATATAGCTAGTCACTGGAATCGCAATTCCACCTGTAGCTGTAATAAGTCCCGTTTGCGTAACAGTACCAGCGTTAACAAGACTGTCGCATGTTAATGCACCAGCCGAAATCGTACTAAAACTGGCTGTACGGGCACCCTTCTCTCTTACATCTGATCTATAATGTGTACTTCCCATTCGTTACACCTCCCATTGCCGGGGATTGCTCCAGAAAGGATGGGGTCCTTCTGTGCATTGCGTATCTGGGAACACACGCATTCCTGTTCTTTGTTCCGTCGGCCTTGGTGTTTTTTAGTTAAGGCACACCTGCCTTTTATTATTTGCCCTCTTCAACTTGAGGGCTGATTTTCCTAAACGTGTCAACCCAACGATCAACATCGTCAGGGTCTCTATCTTTTGCGTCCTCAATATCCTTAAGATATTGTTTGTAGAATTCAGTCTCTTTCACACGAGTACCTTTGAGGTCTCTGCGTGATTGAGTATTAAAATCCCACTTGTACAGATTAGCCATGTCAGTCCTACTTCTAGGAATCATATGACCATCGTACAGTTTAACGTTATAGGGAATGGAGCCAGTACCTCCTGTAGAAGCCGTAAAGACTTCGTAGGTATAATCCTCAAGCACAGTACTCCCATCAGGTAGTATCTCCCCTCCAGAGAAGAACTTCCCTGCTGAAGCTGGTGAAGCCATATAGTCATTCTTCCATACGTTATACTCAGCATCGAATAAATCCCACGTAGCCCACGTTGGCTTTAGAATCTCAGTACCCACTCTTACACTCTCCTTTTATTCAGTAATTGAATACGGTTTAATGTAGGGCGCACGCTTGTATGCGGACTTGAGAAACTTCTTTAAGGCTTCTTCAGTCATTGCCCTAACATGTACTTCATTACCCTTGATAACATCTGAAAACTCGCTTCCACCAGGATTGTTAATGGAAGACCCAATATACCAAGCAGTCCATTGAGGACCCTCTTTAGGTTCCTTCAACATCTCGTTGGTGTCAACATAGTAATACATAATGTTCTCCTTTATAAAGGGGTAGGTATTTCCTACCCCGTTATGTGTTTATTAAAAGCCACTATCTTACGCAGCGGCTACATTACATGCATACCAGAATCGCCAGTTAGTTACACAACCGCCAAAGCGGTAGATAACAGTAGCGTAGTAATCTTTGGAAGTTTCATCTTGGTAAAAGTCAAACTCTGGAGCCATACGGTCTGTACCCATAAGGCCCTTACCAAGCGCACCTAAATACCAACCGTCTGGGTCAGTAAGTCGTTGCCATATTAAAGGAGTAACTAGATTCTGCATCGCATTGATGTCATTATCTGCACTCTCAGGAATATTTGCGCTCTTAAGAATACGGTCAGCCGTAAACTTCAGTTGAGGCGGAAGCAAAAGGACGTTGGGCATAAGCTCAATTTCGTTTCCTCTTTCGTCTCTGTTGTTAGTTGAAGTGTAGGTTTCCCATGTAGTTTCAAGGTTGTCGTGGTTTAACGCACGAGCATCAGATAAATTAGCATACGTACCGCCAACCTTATCTGGATGTACAGTATCAAAGAACGGAAGTACGTCATAAATAACGTCTCCACTAGTGTCATCAACAAGACCAGTGATGGTGTTATTGAAAACGTCGTCGCCAGCGGTTAACGCACCTTTGTTGAAGAACTTGACGTAAAACCTATCCTTTGTACGAACTAATGATTCCTTCCAAGAACCTACTGTAGTCTTTAAGAAGTCGCCAAACTTCTGATTATCCTGAACAGATTCCATTGTGAAGCGTACCATACGCCCGTAAGTTCGATTCTTGCAATAGATCGTGTAGCTCTCTAATGGAGCGTCTGCCTTAAGGTCTTCACCTTCAGGTTTCTCAATTAGATCGCCTAGACCGATAGCTGAATTGAACTTCTCGTAAGCGGCGCTTGAAGGCATAATATCGAAAATACTTTCGTAAACAGGTTTAATCTCTTGATACTTTTCCCATTCTAGAAAGTAATCGTACATGTCCTTTTTCATAGCTTCTGAAAAGTCTGATCTACGAACACCTGCCATAGTAATTCACCTCCGAATATTTTAATCAAATCATACGATTTGACCTTCTAAACTTGTTCTTTACTTATTGTTCTTTTACACTACGTGATGCGGATTAACCCGAACGTATATAATCTTTTCAGGTACGTCCACGCCAGTAACGAATAACTGCTGTGTACCTACAGCGGTTGATGGTTTAGCACCCGCAAACTGCTTCATTGATGTGCTCTCTCTGCCTTGTGGGGCAGAAGCACAAGTAAATCTACCAATTAAAGAAGCGGTAAGACTAGCTAAAGTCTCGTCTGCTGGCATCGCAAAAATCGCTGTGGGGTCATGGATAACTAGCACTTTGTCCTTGCCAGCAGTAGAACTTGAAGTCCAGTAATCTGCTGTACCAGGAACAGCACAACGAGGTACTTCAGCCCAACCAATGATAACGTCAGTCGAAGCATTGACCATTTCCATCAAACCAGTATTCGCAGACGCAGTAACAAAAGCCCCACCTTGACGATGAAAGGTAATGTTAGCATCTATCGGCATATCAGTTCCCATGCGGCCACCTCTAGCCCATCCATATTTTAAAACTTCTCCACCTGCCATATTATTTCACCTCCGTAATATTTATGTTATGCTACGTGATGCGGATTAAGTCTAACGTACGTAATTTTATTAGTAAGGTCCACACCTGTAACGAAAAACATTTGACTCGTGTCTACAGCCGTAGCTACGGAGTCAACCTTCTGAATAAGAGTTATACCTGAGCCTGTCCATGTAGCACAGACAAAACGCCCGACTAATGAAGCGGATAAAGAAGCCGCAGCTTCAGCCGCAGGTAACCCAAAAATTGCGGTAGGGTCATGGATAACTAAACACTTATCCTTACCAGCCTCAGTATTAGTGGTGTAATAATCTACCACACCAGGAACAGCCGCTCTTGGAACCTCGGCCCAACCAATACATACTTCTGTTATAGCGGTTACTGGTTTCATGTAACCACCTGACGCAGTAACAAACGCACCACCCAAACGATTGTAGGAATAATTCCTAGCCATCATCATCTCGGTGCCTTGTCGTCCGCCTCTAACCCAACCATATTTCAAAGCTTCACCATCTGCCATGTTAATTCACCTCCGACATATTTTACTTAGTTACTCAACTTTTCTACCATGTAGTTTGTTGAAAGTGTTGAACAACCAAGTCTGATCTTCTGCTGAACTTTTCTTATTTACTTCTAGCCCTGACATCTCAGCCCAACGAAACATCTCGTCAGTAGGAGCCTTCTCAACAGGAGGACCATCGTCCAGCCGTTGCTGTTGATTCCCACGAGGTGTATCAGAGCCTCTCTTGATATCTACTTTAAGTAAATTCTCATTATCTTCGTCTGCCAAGAATGCGGTGACAAACTCTTTAACACTCAGGACTGTAGTAAGCTTGCCCTTTGCATCGTAGACATGTTTGTACCACCTATCATCTTGTTCGTCATATTCGAAATCTTCAACGATCAGCTTGACTATCTGACCAGGGTTATAAGCCTTCGGGGCTGCTGAAGAAATAATGTCACTTTCGAGAGAACTCCTGCGCCATTTGTCTAGGGTCTCCTGATGTTGCTTCTTCTCTAGAGAAAATGAATCAATCTGCTTGTTCATGTCATCCATAGTCTTCTGCAACTTGGAGCGTTCCTTATCGAACTCACGTTCCATCTTCACTCTTGCACGTTCTTTCTCGTCCTCTATTAACTTCAGGTCCTCGTCCGCTTGATGTTCCTTTAAGTCCTTGATCTGTGTTTGAAGCTTCTCATAATCACTTCTCATACTATCGAACTCGTCAGGGTCAGGCATGTCGCTCATTTTAGTCTTAAGGGCTTTGAACTTATCCTCTGCATCCCTCGCTCTTTTAAGAGCAGCTTGCCTACGTGCCGCAGCTTTCTCAATGTCCGCCTTGGTGAAAGTAGGTTCGTCTTTCTTCTTTGGTGCGGGGTCTAAGTCGAGGTCAGGGTCAGGGTCACCTTCCCAAAACCACCTAAGTAGTTTGATTTCTTTTTCCATTTGTATTACCTCCTATATCCATAGGTGTTTGGTATCCACCTTAGTATTATGATTTTTCTAATCCTGTTTCAGACTCTTCCTCTTCAGGTACTTCATCTGGATTTGCGCCTCCACCAGCTTGCGGTCCACCAAGTAATACTAATGGATTCATTAGTGTACCAGCATTCTCTTCGATCTCGTCGTAAATCTCTTGTAGTTTCTCTGTAGGAAGAACTGGAGCAGCCTTCTTTGCTAGAGTTTGTAACAACTCAATATTCAGAGTCTCTGAGAAATTCTGGGTTACGATTCCGAATGTAGACTCCATAGTTTCTTCAAGACTCAAGATGTCAAACTGAGTCGGGTACTCCACTGGCTCAGCTTGTTCTTTTTGGTTCTGCCACTTCAGTACTAGTTTCTCAATGTCATTCTCAGTCTTCTCTAACTTCTTAGCTTTCCTAGCCAATGAACTATTGATGCTTAAGAACTGATAGGCTTGTGAAATTCCACTTCTCTGTGAAAGGAACTTCGACTGTGAACCAACAGTACCTAGTCCTGCCAACTCATAAATCTTATCTATATGCTGCTGAATCATTTTCCATATCGCATCTATCTGTTGCCTATCAGGTGATATAAACGCAGGTGGGTGTCCAGCCGTAGATGGAAACGTAAATATCTGCGAAGTACCTATCACCCGTAATGGGTCACCGCCCTCGTCACTTTCTTCTAGTTGCGCTTGTGGGTCTTCAGGCATAACAAGCTGACTAAACGTTTGACGCTCAATCATCTCGTCGATGTTTGAACACCAATTATATACTACACGATTGATACGTGATATATCTTTGATTAGGGATTCTCCGATAATGTCCAAGTTAGTGTCACTGTTATAACACGTTGTCATATAGACTTCGCCTAAAGTGTTCTCGCCTTGTCTTATCTTCTTTCCCTTAGCATTATAAACTTCCCACTTATCTCTCGTTATAAGACGATAGGTTGTATCGTCTACTCTCTCCCCATGAGGGTTCATATCGAGATACCCTCTACTTCTGATTAATACCCAATTATAGTTTCCGAACTCGTCAACAGACCAATCTCTCAGGTCTTGTGGAGTAACAATGACTGAATAGGGATTGAATCGTTCTTTGTCCGCCTTGTAAACATGCAACGGAACATTAATATCCTTTGCGTACGGGGAATCCACCACCACATGCACTTGACCATACACACTAGATAGATACGACACATGGTTCATAAACGTATCCACATCAGTTCCTCTACCATCAGTGTTAATTCTCCAACCGTCTAACTTAGGGTCTGGAGGTCGTCTCACTATCTCCTTGAATATATAGTCAGCGTAAATGGCACACACCAAGTTACAGTAGTTAAGGTAGTAGACTCTATCAAGACGATCTTGGTAATCACCAGCTTGATCTTCTAATCTATGGGAATACAGGTTGTCCTCGTTAGAGTAGTATTCTTTTCCACCTTGGGCTGACTCTTCGTAAAAGAGCCATTCCTTAATATACTGTCTGTACAATGGATGTGTACGATCTTGCATCCCTTGTTTCTTTTTCTTTGCCATTTAATTCACTCCTATTTATTCGTCCGAATCTGCATCTCTCATATCCACGTTATCCACGTAGTTACATTCATCTTCATGCACTCTATTATCGTTATAATTAATAGTAACTGTAATAGTTGGCATTGCTTTGGTATTGCACGTACATTCTTTGCACTCTTCCATGTGATCTCCTTATCTACCAACAACAACTGTGCGACCATCAACCAATGCTTTCCTTCTAAAAACTCCATGCTTCACTAACTCAAAAACCATTGCGAGAGCATCTGGTCCATCATCATGCTTTGCTCCTGCGTCATAACCAACCAGTTGATTTATTCCCTCTCTATAATCCATGTTCCATTGAGTGTGATGTCTGAAGCGAAGGGTTCCGTCATTGATGTAAGGTACTAGCCCTTCGATACGCATCTTCTTGTCAGTTTGTCCTGTGTCTTCTCGTATTTTGTATTTCAAGTCACTATCCAGTGCACGTGCTCTCTTTACTAATGCGTCTTTCACGAAGTACTGAAACGCTGTAGTCTCCACTACAAAAAGACGGTAATTATATCTCTGATGTAATGCTAGGATGTCTTCCATCCTTCGCTCTACTGGTCTACGTTTCAAATCGAAATCGACAACAAATACTCTTCCGTCCTTGTGTCTACCTATAGTCACAATGGCGGAGAAATCTCCTGACCGTGCTTTCTTCCCCTTTGACGGGTCCCACGCTCCATAGAACGTGAGGTCACTTAACACCATCAGTTGAGATTTGTGTTCCTTTTCTTCTTCCTGCATACGTACAACAGTCTCAGTTGTGCCTCTTCCCTTGTACTGTTCCAACCAGAAGGTTTGTAAATCATCCTTCTGTATTATCATCCTTGTAACATCAATTGGATTATTCTGCTTCTCAGATTGGAATGCGGACATTCCATCTGGAGTCAGGCACATAACCATAAGGTCGTAGTATGACTCTCCTTCAGGCCAGAGAACTTTAACACCCTTCATCATATCTTCTTCGTTGTCCTTGAAATAATCTGAGGCGGCCTCGGCTGCTTTTTCCTCGTCGTCATGCATCATATAGATGAATTGCCACTCTTCCCATAGGTCGAGATTCTCGGCAAACTTGAGTACAGCCTTAAACACCTTCCGCTGCCAATCGGGTGCTTGCTTCCTGTCTAGAAGTTTGCTCAGCAAACTATCCTCGTGTAGGATAGTACCAAGCACAATTATATCAGTGCTACCGTCTGTCTTTCCAGCCTTTATAACTTCTTTGTTTAACCATTGGTGCCACAACTTATCTCGTGTGGTTTCTGATTCAACTGATTCACGTGACTCGACATCGTCAAGCAAGATTAGGTCTGGACGACCTCCCCTGTGCTTTCGGCCACGAGTCTTGCCACCACAGCCTAATGCATATATCCTTATTCCATTTCTGAGAACGATATCATCTTGTCGCCAGCGATAATCTCCCTTCCCTGTTGCTTCTGGGAAGTCTTCTTGGATTCTCTCATTAGACATGAGTTCAGATTTCATATCATCTAGAAAGTCTTCAGCCTGTCCAACCGTCTCTGATATAAGAAGTATAAATTCTTTGAACTGCATACATGCACACCACATAGGCAGAACAAACGATAACAATGTAGACTTTGCGTATCCACGAGGTGCTGCTACTGCTAACTTAACTCCCTTGTCCAGTGGCTTAGATAGAATGTCAGCAGTCTTGCTGTACACCCACTTATGAAAGGGATTGTTCTTCTTGTTAATAATGTGAGGAAAGTAATAGTAACCGAACAACTCCATCGACACTGACCACAGTATCTTGCGGTGCTGAGCGTCCATAGGCATGCCCATCAGCATCAGAGTCTTTTCGATCACACGATGTGACTCTTCATTTAAGTCTATGTTACTCACTTCTTGCCTCGTCTAGTGCTTTCGTAGCATCTTTAGCAGCTTCATGTAGTTTCTTATAATCAAGTTGCGCAAAGTTAACTTGTACTTTATCTCCAGTAATAGTAGATGGACTCTTCTTGCTTCCTGAAATGCTTTCTGATAACGACCATAAAGTGCCAACGTTCTTATACAATTCATTCTTTAGCTTAAAAAGCTTTTCGATCTTCGTCGCATTTTCGTGCGGTTTGTCCGCCAGGATTGCTATGTGAGCGTCAATTCTTACTAGGTCATCCTCTATCATTTCAGTGATTTCCATCAACTTGTCTTTCTGTTCTTCGGGAGATACTATATCACCAGAGGCATAAGCCCCTTTATCCATGTTGTCCATTATTCGTTTAATGTTCTGAGGTCTGGTACTACCAGCGTATCCCTCGTCTTCTAGGATAACAGCTACTTGATGATGGGTTCTACCAGCATCCTTTAGCTCTTTGATTCTATATCTCCATCTTGCTTCTTCGTCTTTCGGTAATCTTGCCATAGGTATCCACCTTTCATTTACTAAAATCAAGCCTATCTTCCTCCAAAGTAGACTCTATAAATCAAGTAGACGAAAAAAGGCGAAGTCGTACGGAAACCGTACGCTTCGCCTTATAATAACAGTGCCGATCTACATTAATTACATAAAAAGTGTGAAGTCAATATATACTAATTCGTTCCTGGTGTCAACGTCCTCTATTTTCATTATACCTACTTGCTTAAAGAAAGTAAACATCTCACTAAGACTAGCTCTACGTATGCCAAAAAAATGGGCATAATCCTGTATAGTCTTATCTCTTAGTCTACAGTCTTGCCGTTTGGAAATGAGGTTACACCTCTCGTCAGTCTCTCGGCAACTCCAACACCAAAGTAAGAATGCTTTCTGCTGATACGTCAACTCTGTATGACGTACTATGATTGTAGGTACATCTGCGTTATAGAACGTCATCGCATAAAGCTATAGAAGCCACCTTTCCTTTCCAACAGTCTTTTATCAACTTACACTTATGTCTCTTACAATACTTGTTAGTATTCTTATGCCTTCCATCTAATACCTGTGTGTCAGTATTCTTCACCACTCTCATTCCACTCTTCAACTTCCGTTTAGAAGAACTCATATGTCACTCCGTCCTCTAGCACTTCTGACGCTAGGTATGCTACATTCTTAAACGGTAACTCGAATGAAGACTCATACATCACGTGACCCATAGGTGCATGCTTGAACGCACCTCTGAGATACTTGGTATCATTAGAGCAATCGTTTATAACCACATTCCAATTCTCTGCTTCTGCCATTTCAATAAGATCATAAACGTAGTGTCTACTTGAAATAGGAGAAACGTAACCTCTCCTGTGTTTATAGACTGGACCTTCAGTTTCTTCGAAATGATCTACCAAGCCTGGTGCACACACCTGAAGCTCTGGAATATTAATCTGACACAGACCAGTATCAAGAATTCTCTCTTTATGTTTCACAAAGTTGTCATAGCTCTTGGAAAACATAGGTGTCTCAATCAAAGTCCATATGTCTTTTTTCTTCGCATACTTAATCTTATCTATAACCTTAGTACTGAAGTCTGTAGCTTGTAGATTAAACCTAATCTCATTTAACCCCCAAGAGATCAACTTGTTTATCACTTCTTTGGTTGCTCTCACACCATTAGTATATAGATACTGGTGGTGTCCTCTCTTAGCTAACTCAACCATAACAGGCTCTATAGAATCTAGTTCTTCAAGAGGCTCCTTATGTAACCATCCTATAGCATCATATTGGTCGCCTTGTCTAGCAACCAATGCAAGTGCTTCCTCTACAGTGAAGTCCATGTTGGAAGATGAAAAACTATATAAACCTTTTCCTATAGGTTTCGTGTTCATATTAGATTCAGGTGATGCATAATAGCAGTAGTCACAACTCTGTGTACACTTATCCGAATGTCTAACATGTGTTATCACACCAAACAAACAAGCGTGACATCCTGGTGATATAACATCTTTTAGCTCACTGTATTTATGTCTCTCCGTAGGAAACCAGAATGATAAGAACCCTGTGTCATCTTGCCACAGCCCTGCTACCTTGTCTTGCCTACCTCGTATATCTGCAACATGCTTAGTGTAGAATAGTCGCTCTACATACATTATCAACTCTACAGTATCTTGCGGTGACATTACACCACTCTCAAGCCCACTAACACTAGCCTTCTCTAGAGTGTCCATAACCTCTGCTCTAGTCCAATGTGTTTTAATCATATTCCACCTCGTAATAAGGAACAGCTACAGTACCAATCTGTGATACAGCAATAGCTGCTGCTCTATTTGCGA